TCATCCGGCACCTCCCCTATCGGAGCGGGCCAACTCTTCGATTTGTCCGAGCACAGCTGTGTAAGCAGATTTCTCGAACGGTGAAAGAGCATTATTAGCCGCCCGCAGTTCGATCCATTCAGCCAGCGAATCGTAGATGCCATAGCGTCCGTCCTTTCCGTCATCAACCGGCGTTTGTCTTGCTTCCGTGACCGCACGCGAATCCGGTTCAGCGGCCTTAGCATCGGGTCGCGTTTCGACACCATACCAAGCGGCTAGTTTCAGACCGGCATCTCGGAGCGAAGAGTTTTCCATCAAGGTAACCAGTTCGATCACGTCGCCCCCTCGTTTGCCTCGGCGACCTTTCGCGCAGGCCGTCGAATGGCATATCCAGACTTGCTTCGTCGTATTGATCGAAAACGACTTGGCATCGTCCCCCGCCGGATGCGACGGCAGCGGGCATTTGCCCCGCTCGTGCGAACCGTTAGAACGCTTAAGGCTCACCCCGCACCGGTGAGCGACATCCTCGACAGACACTTCGGCCTTGATCGCCTTGAAGTCCACATAGTCCCCCATTTCTATCACCTCTCAATTGTCAGAATTTCGGTCTGACCGGAGCCTAGCAACCGCGTCAGCATTGGCAAGCCGCTCCTGTGTCCCAGCGGTGCACTTGCGGTGAAAACCAGACTGGGTGCACTTGCGGTGAAAACCAGACTGGGTGCACTTGCGGTAAAAGCTTGGTGCACTTGCGGTGAGATTTTGGTGCACTTGCCGTCAAATGTTGGTGCACTTGCAGTAATGGGAAATGGCATTCGGCCAGCGTTTCCGAGGACGATCCGTAGATGTCGAACGCTCTAAGTATTTCTAACTATCTCTAACGGTTTTCTAACCCTTTTTAACACACCGGGGGAAGTGTGAATTTTTGTCGTCGCCGACCAACCGACCCGACCGACCGACGACGGGCATGGAAGGGAGGTAGGTTTACGCGCTATGATTCCGGCACAACCCAACCATCCCGCTCAAAATGCCTGAGACGGCGCCAGCCGCACACACAACCGAAACGGAGGAGATCAAGCCGCCGGTTCCGGCCCGCCGTGTTCGATCAGAGCTAAACCTTGAGCAGTGGTCGATTTGGTTCCCGGCGCGATCCAACCGCGATCCGGGGCCTCGCGTTCTCACGCGAGAGATCACAACCGCCAACGGTGAGAAGATCGCCGCCGAGGTCGAGATCACGGCATCGAGGAAAGGCACGTTAACGACCGAGGATCAGCGGACGTATTACGCCCTGGTCGAGCATCACCAGCGAAACGACCGTCGTGAGGGAATTGTTTATTTCTCGCTTCGCGGACTTGCTAAGTCCCTTGCCAAGCGATGGGGAACCGGAACGATTGAGACGATCACGGACTCACTCACGAGCCTCCGTGCGAACACGATCATTTGGCGAAACTCATATCACGACGCGACGACGGGAAAGGCCCAGGACGAATTAGGCTTTTTCAATATCATCACCGATCTCAAGATCATCACGGCAAAAAGCGACGGCCACGTAACGCGGGCAGAAGGCTACTTCAAGCTCAACGACGCGATCATCGCGAACCTTGAGCAAAATCACACGAAGCCCGTCCTGCTGGACGTGGTGCTGAAATTCAAAAGCGAGACGGCACAAATTCTATACACCCAACTTGACCGAATTCTGTCCAAAGACATCACGAATTACGAGCGGCGGACGAAGGAATTGTTTACCGACATAGGACTCGAAGGCCGGAAATACAACCAGCCCAGCGGACGAAAGCAGCAGCTAAAACAGGCCATTGCCGAGCTTGAGGGAGCGCAACTTTCAAACGGTTTCGTGATCCAATCCGCCACTCTCGAACGGACCGCCGACCGGAAGGACTACAAACTCGTCGTCCGGCGAGGCCGCACACGGGCCAAAATCGGCACCACAGAACCCCGATTCAGTGAGAGTCAGGCCGGACGCATCCCTCAAAGAATCCCGTCGCAGAGGGCACCACAGAGCCAAATCCGGCCTTTTCGCCGGACAGCCGGAAGGGGATTGAGCTTTTGCCTATTTTCACGCGGTATTTTTCGGTACTGAAACCTTGACCACCCAGCCCGCCCAGAAACACCGCGATCTGGCGGACTGGATGATTGCCAGCCACGGCGAGGAGCTTTCCCGGTATATCGTCGATTTTGCCAAGGCCGAGGCCGAAAAGACCCGATTTGCCATCGCCACCTTCGGAGCAATAGCGAATTATGTTGACCGCGCCGTGAGCAGCTTCACGCTTGAACAGGCGAGGCTAAAGCGCGAGGAGGAAGCCCGCCGCGAGGAGGCACGGAAGGCCGAGAACGAACGGATTCAGGAAATCCGCCAACAGCGCGGCTATGAGCTTTTCCGATCCTTGCCAGACGACGAACGCAATTTCTTACTCGGTCAGAAGCGGGCCGAGTTGATCGTTACGGATAAATGGCGAACAGCCGATTTTTCAGACGACCTTTTCACGCTCATGTTCGAGAAAGAAGCCGAGGAAAAAGTCCGGCAAGACCTGCTCGCTCGCGACTAAAGGACAAAGCATCGAATGCTTACCGCTATTGCAGCGACCATTGCTACCGTTGCAATCGCGTGACACCATCCTAACCGGATTGCCGCCATTGCATTACAACGCTAAACTGACGCTCCACCGTTGCCAGCTTACCGCAGGCTACCCTACGCTCTCACTTCCACGCGGCAACGCCTTGCGGGGAATGTGACTCCACGCTGTTCCGGTTCGCCCCGCTGACTGCAAGGCTCACGACCGTAGGGTAGCCTGCGCTCTGCTTGGCGTCCTGACCGTCCGCCCTCAGCTAACCGCTTCGGCAACGGTGGAGCTAACCGACGCCCACGCCGCAACTATGCCAACCACGATCCGCGACACCGATTACGACATTCTCCGTTACTGCCACGAGTTGCGGTTTTGCACTATTGACCATCTCGCCGCCCTGACCGGACGGCAGCGACAGGCCCTAAACCTACGGCTCAATCAATTGATCGCCGAAAAATACATACACCGCTACCGGTTCCCGAATCCGAATCACAAGCACATTTATTCGATAGGCAGTCAAGGTTATCGACACCTTGCCTTTCACGGAGCGATTAGGCTTGAAGACGTTCCGGCCAGACTTCGAACCGCCGAGCTAAAGCCGCTTTTTCTTGACCACACGTTGTTGGTGACGGACATCCACGTCACGTTGATTCTTGCCAGCCGGAACAGTCCCAAGCGACTTGTGGAATGGCGAGAGGGGAAAGAGCTTTACGAATCCGTGACTTTTTTCGCAAACAGTAAGAAGAAGCGGCTGCCAGTCTGCCCCGACGCCTTTTTTCAGATCGAGGAGAATGGAAGACGATTAGCCTACGCGCTCGAAGCCGACCGAGGCACAACTACCCGACGCACCTTTGAGGATAAGATCAACGCGTACTGGCGTTTCCTTGACCAGAACCGACAGGTAAAGGCCTATGCCGTGAAATGGTTCCGAGTCATAACCGTAACGCTGACCCGAGCCAGAGCAGACGGTCTAGCAGAGTCAGCTTCTGATCTGCTCCCGGAAAAATACAAAAAGTATTTTCTGTTTACGTCTCACGTCGGACTGTCCCACATAACACAGAACTGCGGGCCGTCGGAAAAACACCCCACGCAGGTTAAAAAGTCCTTCGATAACTTTCCTTTTTACATGGTTTAAGGTTAAATTATTGCTTAGGCTGGGGGTTTTCTATCCTTAGTTAAGCGTTCGCAATCCTAATTTTTTTTGTTCTTTTGGGTTGTCAGCCCGCTTTAGGCTGACACTCTGTGCTATCATTGCAACATGAAACAACTCCGTGAAACATTCGCCGCTTTTGCAAAGTCAGGAGAATTTTCCTACCAAGATATTCGCCCCTTGAAGAAAAAGCTCACGACCGATCTTCACCGACTTTTGCAAAAAAATTCTCACAAGAATTGCCTGTAAATGAAGGGCACTTTCAGGTTTTGGATTTTTTTAGCGGCGCGGGCGGCATGACCTCCGGTTTTGCTACGCTAGCGAGTGCCATACCCAATAGTTTTAAGTTTCTCGGCGCCGTTGATATAAGCGAAGATGCTACTCAGTCCTACTCGAAGAACTTTGGGGCTCACGCAAAGGTGCGCGACATAAGGAAACTCGCGCAAGCTGATGAGCTAAAGAAGTTTTTGGACGAAGTGGGCTACGACGAGCAGAAGCCTCTCATCGTGATTGGGTGCAGTCCGTGTCAAGGATTTACTTCACACCGGAAAAAAACGTGGGACGAACGTGATCCCCGAAACGATTTGGTTTCCACCTTCGCGAAGATTGCCATACAACTGAAGCCGGAGTGCATTGTAATGGAGAATGTCCCTGAGATGTATTCCACCAAGTACGAGAGCTATTACCAGAATGCTAAGCGCATCCTTGAACGGGCAGGCTATATAGTTCATCAGAAAGTTTACAACACGGCCGCTTTCGGAGTGCCGCAGGAAAGATTCCGCCTTCTTAGCATTGCAATGAAAAAAGATTTCCTGCTACCTAAAGAAATTTATTCGAAAGAACAATTCGCAACCGTCCGCGACGCCATCGGCGACCTGCCGCAAGTAGCCGCGGGCGAACGACCAATCACCGACGCCTATCATGTGTCTGCGAGGCATAAGTTAGAAACGATCAAAGTTATTAAGTCTGTTCCGAAAAACGGCGGCAATCGACCGAAAGGGATCGGCCCGAAGTGCCTTGATCGGGTAAAAGGGTTTAGCGATGTCTACGGGCGTCTGCCGTGGGAACGTCCCTCAATTACGATTACTCAATATGCCCGTAATCCCGCGAGCGGCCGCTACGTTCATCCCGATCAAGACCGAGGGTTGACCATTCGGGAAGCGGCCCGGCTTCAAAGCTTTCCAGACGATTTTTGGTTTTCGGGACGCTTCGACGCGATTTTCAAACAGATCGGCGAGGCGGTTCCACCGAAATTCTCTTGCGCGGTCGCCGCGAGTGTGTTCATCGAACTTTTATCGAATCCACCGAGCGACGCCGAAAAGCAGATTCAAAAAAATTATACCGTAAAGCCGGTAAGCAATTCGTATGCAACGATGGTGTCGAGCGTGAAGGAACTGAGTTGATGAATCAGACGTGTATTGATGCCTTTTGCGGTGCGGGCGGATTGTCGCTCGGTCTAACTCGCGCGGGCCTCGATGTCGTTTACGCTTTTGATAATGACCCCCTATCCATTCAGACGTACAACCTCAATAAGAAACATCTGCCGCATGCTGCCGAGGTTAGGGACGTGACTGACATAGACCCCAAAGAACTCTTGAGCCGGCTCAATCTTGACGTCGGCCAGGTATTTCTCCTTGCCGGCGGGCCACCATGTCAGGGCTTTTCTATCCAGCGGATCGGAGCAGACGAAGACGATAGAAATGACTTAGTGTTGGCCTACGCCCGCTTGATTGATGACATACAACCGAAATTCTTCTTGATGGAAAACGTCCCCGGCCTATCAGGTAAGAGAGGTGCAAACGTTTTGAGTTCTTTTCTTCATAGGATCGCGGACAGTGGTTATCATCCGCATTCGGAAATTCTCAATGCGGAAGATTATGGAATACCACAACGCCGCCGTCGGATTTTCGTTTTAGGCGTCAGAAACGATCTTTATCGACGACCGTTTGAGTTTACACGCCCAAAGCCCACGTCAGCTTATAGTCGCACGACGGTAGAGCAGACGATTGGTGAACTGCCTCCGCCTCCGCCCGACGGCAGCGAACATCCGCAAATTCCGCATCATCGCTCTGATCGACTAAGCAAGGTCAATCTTGCTCGCATTCGTGCGCTAAAGCCCGGACAAGGGATGGAACATTTACCCGAGGAACTTTTGGCAGAATGTCACAAGTTAGGACCGGACAAAATCGGACACAGAAATGTTTACGGGCGAATGTCATGGAATGACGTTGCGCCGACAATCACTGCCCGTTTCGACAGTTTTACGCGCGGCAAATTTGGGCATCCCGATCAAGATCGGAGCGTTACCCTTCGCGAAGGAGCGCTTTTGCAGACTTTCCCAATGGACTTTTCTTTTGTCGGCAACAAGGTGGAGGTTGCGCGTCAGATCGGAAATGCCGTTCCCCCAAAATTGGCAGAGGCTATTGGGCGCATGATAATCCGCTATTCCAAAATTGAGGTATGAGCTTTAGGCAGATTGTTGAAAACTATCTAACGCGCCTTGAGGAGTTTCATCGCGAGGCGGAACGAACTAATGAAATGACGGGCGAGCTTTCTTACCGACCCGTTTTAGACTCCTTTTTCGGCGAGTTGACCGCCCAGATTGGAGAACATATCGCAAGAGTTTTTGAACCACGCCAGCAAGCACACGCCGGACGGCCCGATTGGCGCTTCTACGACCGGAATTCTCTCGGTCTATTTGGTTATGTCGAAGCAAAAGCGTTCGCCGCAGATCGCCCCATCCGCATTGAAGACTATAGAGCGCAGGTTACAAAATATCTGTCCCTCGGCTATCGAGTCATATTAACCGACGGAGTTGAATTCGTGTTCTTTGATCCGAATGACCGATCTGAAGCCTCACTCTCTTTGATTAACAAAAACATCGCAGGTTCATTCCTGCAACGCGTTTCAACCGACCTTCCTCTTATCGAGGATCAGCTTAATAAATTCTTCGCAAACATCGCCGCTCGGTTTATCTCCGAGCAACAGCTGGTTACCGAGTGCGCCCGTCGCGCCCGATTCCTCGCGGATGAAATAGACGCGCTTGCCGACCTGCCTGTAGGTGCCGGATTGAACGCTCGAGAGAATGAAGCAATTGATATTCTTAGGAAACTTAGGGAAGTTATACAGAAACATCACGATCCTTTGTTGCGTGATCGGAAAACATTTTCCGGGTTCGTTGCCCAAACGCTTATATTTGGGCTGATTTACGCCCACAGAGTGCTTGGTATTGAGAAGGTTGAACCGGCTGAGCGTTATACGCTCCTAAAGCAGTTTTGGCTCGACGAAAGTGACGGTCACTTTGCATCCGAATTACGGCCTTTTCGGGCGCTTACCAAACTTCTACGGGACGAAATTGCTTCCGTCGGCGGACTCGGTGTTTGGTATGAGAACTGTTGCCTGATGCTCTCTCACGTCCAATTGCTAGAAGATCAGGTGTCCGAACCCGACTACCATGGGTTATTCGAGAGATTCCTCGAAGCGTTCGATCCAAAAACGCGATTTGACTACGGAGCGTATTACACGCCGCGAGAGCTTTCCGCTTATGTCGTGGCCTTAGTTGAAGAAATCAATGGAAGGGTCTTCAACGGAAGCATCTACGATGAAGGGAATCGCTTGATCGATCCTTGTTGCGGAACGGGTTCGTTTCTTGAACGTCTTCTATCGGCGTCCGCGCGAAGCGGAGGTGGGGCGACCGTTATCGGGTTTGAGATTTTGCCCGCACCGTATGCTTTAGCGAATTACCGCATGGCTCGCGTCTCTTCGGAGTATCCGAACGTGAGTATCGTGTTGACGAACACGTTAAGCGATTCCATCGAAAGCGAACCGCCGGTTGGATGTCAGCACAATCTGTTTGCGGATGAGCAACAAATGGCGAGAGAGTTGGCAAAGCCGCCGCTCGTATTGGTCATTGGCAACCCGCCGTGTTCCGATTCCTTCTCGCATAGCAATGGTCCCGAATTCTCTATCATTCAGCAGATGTTGGAGGATTTTCGCCCGCCAGTCGAATTGCGTAGATCACGCCAAAACGTTCAGAAGCAACTTCAAAATGAGTTTGTAAAATTCTTGCGGTGGTCTGGCAATAAAGCTCTAGTAACGGAAAACAGCATCATTGCGCTCGTTCTTCCGTCGTCATTCGCCGAACACGCTACTTATCGCTATGCACGTTCTTGGTTTATAGAGAACTTTAATGACTTTTGGATTCTCGACATCGACAAAGATGCACGAACCGGCGTGCGATCGGCAGACGTGTTTCATACCTTGCAGGGACGGTTATTGTTCGTCGCGGTTCGACATGGTAACCAATCCACAGCTGACGTACGTTCTTACAACTACCTTTCCATAGCCGACTGCAACATCGATGAAAAAAATGCATTTTTCGAGGTTTCGGGCGATGCGGGCGAAAGCATGCTCGAACAGTTTGAAAGCAATGAGCTAGACGTTGGTAATCCGATTTTCCGACCTCGATCTAATTTCAATACGGCGGTTTACAAACAGTTTTGGCCGCTTTACGAGACTGATGCAAATTCTAATGACAGCTACGTTTTCGAACGCCATTGCTCGGGCATCAAATTAGCGCCGTCCAGCCTATTCGTTCACGCGGACTCTCCAATACTACAGCGAAGGTCTGCTGAGATTTCTGACCCAGACATTTCTGCGGATCAGATACTTTCTCGTTGGTATCGTGGACAGGATCGTCCACCCAATCCGAATAAGTTCACCAACGAAGTTCGATCCGCAATCCGTAGAGAGATTGTTGATCGAGCACCGGCCTCGATTTCGCCATATTCGTACCGACCACTTTTGAATTTACCGGCGGGCATCTCGGAGGATGTACTTATCGCACTTTCTCATGCTCCTGGAGGTGGAATACGCTATCGACCGGAAATCCTTAGCGCATTCGGCAACGATGCGACTATTGGAATCGCACTTGCTCCAGCACCACAAGATTTAGGCGAATCACTTCACCGATTCGCGTCATTTTGCTGGTATCTTCCCGATAATGATCTATGCAAGCGCGGAAACGCACAAATTCTTTGCAATTATTTTCCTGAATATAGAAAGCAACGCAAGGATTGGGACGCAACGCCGTCCGTCAACATCAGTGAAGCGTTTCTCGCCGCCGTCGGCGAAGATTCGCCCGATAGGGTTGTTTTCTATGTTTACGGCATCCTTTAAATGTTTATTTAGACGCCTTTGAACCGGCATTGTTCACTCCCGCCGGAACCGAGCCACCCCGGATTCCGGTGCCTCCGAATAATGACGTTTTTAATCAGGTAGCTTCTTTGGGCCAAGAGTTGGCGTTGCTGGAGAAACATTTTGCCGACGATGAGCTTATTATCGATGAAAAGTATCAGCAATATCTTTCGGCCTTTCCAGCCGACTTTAATTTGAAGGCATTCGAGTTAGATTCCGATGCTGAGACGGTCGCTTTGGTAGATGGAGATAAACAATTCGTAATCAAGCCTGTGCCGAAAGAAATAATAGGTTTTTTCGTAGGCGGCTATCAGGTGCTTCAGCAATGGCTAAAAATGCATACGCAGACTTATACGAGGACAACTTTCCCCGAGAGCCATCTGAAGCGGTTACTTCACCTTTTCGGATCCATGGAGCGACAGATAGATATTATCAATCGCTTGGATGTAGCGATCAGACCCTTACTCGCACCGCTGGATTCTAGTGAATAAAGGAATCGCAGCAGAAACCGTAGGGTGGTATGGCAGACAACCTATCTCGCGAAAGACGTTCATATGCTATGTCTCGCGTCCGAAACTCCAACACCGGGCCGGAGATAAAGGTACGCTCCTTGTTGCACGGACTAGGCTATCGTTTCCGTAAGAACGTAAAGAGTCTGCCCGGAAAACCGGACATTGTACTCCCGAAATATAAAACCGTGATTTTCGTGCATGGCTGTTTTTGGCATCAACATCGGAACTGCAAAGCATCAAAACGCCCAACCTCAAACACCGAGTATTGGAATCAAAAACTGAATCACAATCAGGTGAGGGATCGATTGACGAATCGACGGCTCCGCGACTTGGGATGGGAGACGATTATCATCTGGGGTTGCGAGCTTAGCAGTTTGGACGCTTTGACTAGGAAACTGGCGAGGCGACTCAGACGTTGATTCCTAACTGATTGGAGTGTTTACTGCCCCGGCAGTAAGCGGCTAATTTTCTATCCCTTATTGCATCGCCGCCCCGCCGCCGCTCCGTGAAACCCACGGTTTCGGGATCAGGGCTAGGCAAGACCCTGGTATCCCGTCTTAGCTGGATCGGTGTTTGCCGCGCCGGTAGAGATGGCAACGCGAAAAGCCCGCATGGATCATCTCTACCGACCGTGCGGGCTGGGCGACGACTCTACAACAACGCGTGGGAGACGCTGGCAGATTTCAGAAATCAAGAGGTGTTCTTCGAGATCATAATCGAGATTCTGTGGTGCTAACTTCCGACTATAATTTCTCGCGTTTTAGACATTTTGATAAGCCGAAATTGTTACCGGAACTTTCGCAGGTTATACTGATAATCTTTACTTATTAGGAGGAATTTATTTTGGATAGAACACTTATTATTGTTAAACCTCACGCTTATGATCGCGGTTTGACAGGTACTTTTTTGGAACGTTTTGAAAAAATGGGGTTAAGAATCGCTCATATTAGGACAGCTAGAGAGAACGCTGAATTTTGGGAAGCTTTTTACCCGTCAGAGGAAGCATAGTTCATCAATGCGGGAAGCAAGACTCTTGAGAGTTGCACAGCACTCGGTATAGACGTTCAAGCAAGGCTTGGCACCTCAGAACCCGCAAAGATCGGTCGAATGGTTAAGGATTGGCTCGTTGATCACACGAGCAATGGAACTGGTGTTGCTGCGGTTTTGGAAGGGAACGAAGCCCTCGTCAAGGTAAGAACTGCTTGTGGCAAAACGTTGCCGAACGTTGCAACTCCTGGCACGATCCGGTTTGACTTCTCATCTGACTCTCCGAGCTTGGCCAATGAAGAAAAAAGGCCTGTTTTCAACTTAATCCATGCTTCCGATCCAGAGGAGAGTCGAGATGGAAAGAGAGCTGCCGAGTATGAAATCAATTTATTCTTTCCCGGAGCGTAGCTTAATATGTCAAAAGCTCTCGACAGACGCGTACCCAAAACTCCGCTGATCTTTTCAATAGTCGGCGGAGCTGCGGGCGTTGGAAAGTCGAGATTACTTGATGAGATTCGGGACGGTCAAAAACTAAGCACCGGCACTTTTTTCAGCACTCACATGTCTCTTTCTGATCGTGATGAGGTGCGGAATAAAGATTGATCACAATTTGAGGATGTCGTTACTGAAGACCTAAAGGCGGGGACGACCACCTCTTTAGAGAAAGGGAAATTAATCATTCTTGATACGTATTTCGCACGAAATAACTAAAACCTAAAAATGTAAAAAAGTCAAAAAATGACTAAAAAGCCTGCGAAAGCGGGCTATTTTTGTGCGCGCTCAAATGGCATTCTCAAACAGGCCGGGAAGGTATATCCCGGGCCCTCCTTGAGGCGAAAGCCTTGATGGTTGTAAGCGGGATCATCAAGGCTTTCATTTTTAAAGATATGGCACGACTAACACAAGCAGAGATCAGGTCGCTCGCCGACGAGTGGGCCGGGCTGAATAAAAAGATCGGCAAAGCGACGAATGCGATGGGCGCCGAACTGGACCCGTATATCAGAGAGCACAACGAGGCGATCAAACCGGTGCTGGGTAAATGGGAGCCGAAGATCGCAAAGCTCGAGACGATGCGTGATGAGATCGCCGACACGGTCACAAACTGGTTACGGGAGTACGGCAAGCCGGTCAGCATCGAGAGCAACGCAGCGGTTGCGGCAAATCACCTGAAGGCGTCAGGCCGTGTCATAGATGCCGAAACATTTTTTAACAAGATCAAGGACCGTTCGGCAGCGTTTTGGGGATGCGTGACGATCGCGATCCAAAAGGCCGATAAGTATCTCGGCAAGACACTCGTCGATGAGATCGCGACAACAAAGACCGGCCTGACCTCGACACTGAAATTGAAAGATTAAGGCTTGCCGCAGAGATCACCAACGACGAACGGCCGACAGTAGGCAGGGTCTGAACTAAAGATGTTCCGGAGTTGAACACGGACAGCACCGATCTGTGACGGCCCGGAGAGACGGGCAACAAAATTTGAGATCTGAGAACGGAATACAAGGCGAACGCCGGCGTACGCGGAGTAACAGTTTAGCGGTGACCTCGATGGAGCGCCGGACTGCCGAAGGCGTGACGGCCCGGAGAGACGGGCATAAAACAATGAGCTTTTCAGAAAAGGCAAAACTGACGGCACTGGCGATAGTGCACATTTTTGAGACCTCAAAGCCGATGGGAAACTATGCGGCGGTCGCGGTACTTAACGACGGTGCCGGGGTGAGCTATGGAATATCGCAGTTCACGCACAAAAGCGGCAGTCTCGAGGCGGTTGTTTACAGGTTCCAGGACATTTGCCGGCGAGCCGGAACGCAGCAGCTGCTTGTCGGGTATGAACGCCGGCTGCGGGATCGCTCGGCTCTGTCGATCCACGAACTGGCAGGTGATGCCCGGTTTAAAAATGGATTGAAAGCGGCGGCAGAGCGATCCGAGATGCAGCAGGCACAGCGTGAGATCGCTTTTGAGCAGTATCTCAAACCGGCGATAGATGCCTGTACGGGGTCGGGTTTTGTGCTGCCGATGTCGCTGGCGGTCGTTTACGACTCGATGAATCACGGTTCGTGGGCGAAGATCCGCGATCTGGTGCCCGCACATTTGTCAGAAAAGGACTGGGTCAAAACATACGTCACAAAACGCGATGCCTGGCTCGAATCGGTTCAGCGGCTGAGGCCGACAGCGTATCGCACGGATTTTTTCCTTGCCCAGACAGCACGCGGCAATTGGGATCTCGATCTGCCGATGAATGTGAACGGTTACAGGCTGACGGAAAAAGATATACCGACGAGTGATTTTGCGGATCTGAGCGATGACGGGATCGATCTTGACATCCCGACCGTCCCGGCACCGGCCGGGCCGGAAACGGAAGCGGTCGGTGCACCGATCAATGCACCGGCCGATGCTCCGGTTACGACTGCGGCGCCGACAGAATCAGTAACGCCGCCATCGGCGGTGACTGTGGATGTTGCGGCCCCGGAGCCGACGGGCTTTTTAAGCAAGCTCAAAAAATCGGGAGCATCCGCGCTGGCGGCGATCGGCGGGGCGGCCGGTTTTAAGGAGTGGTTCGGGATATCGCTCTCAGCCGAGACTGCGGATCTGCTCAAGGTGCTGCTGCCGACGCTGATGATCCTCGGATTTATCGGGATCGTCATCTGGTACGTGTCGGAAAAGGTTGCCGGTTTTAAGACTCTCGCGTTTACGTCGCAGATCAATGCCGACCCTGAAATGCATAACGTCAACATAGTTTCGCAGTGAGGCGGGTGAGATGGAAAACATAACGACCTGGCATATTACCGCACTGCTGGCAATCGTGGCACTGATCGTCTGGCTGGTTCGTCTCGAGGCAAAGACCAACAGCAACACGATCGATATCGACGAGCTGTACAAGCACGCCGCCGATCGCGATATACATCATCCGTCCGACCGGCTGGAGACGATCATGGATGCGGTAAAGGAGTTGAAGTCCGAGGTGAAGACGAGCTTTGGCAAGCTGACAGAGCGAATCGACCGGATGCTATCGAAATGAAACTGCTGCGCGGCATTTGGGACGGACTGAATTTTGAAACACGGATCGTCGGGGTTGCGATCGTCGGGGTTCTGTTACTGCTGCTTATAGTATTCGGACGAATATCGGCCTGCCGTGATAGATCTCGAGAGCAGAAGATAGAGGACATCAGGACTAATGCTGCGAGGCATGAGATCGAGGCAAATGTCCTGACAAATCAAAAAGTTGAGGTTGAGAAACATGCTATTGAGACGAATGCGAACGTTAATGCTGTGCTTGGCACTGATACTAATAAGCGGTCTGGCGATTTCAGCACAGTCAGGCAGCGGTGGTGCGACGACCATCCGGGAGACAGTCTCTGCCGATGACATTGTCGAGTGCAGCCGGATGCTCGATCAATCGACCGCTGAGGTTCGTGCATTAAAAAGTCAGGCGGCGGCGCTCGAAAAACTGAACGCCATCAACGGCGAGATCGCTGCAAAGAAAGATGAACAGATCGCGGAGCAAAAAAAACTGATAGCCGTCTACGAAAAGCGAAAGGGCACGAAGATCAGTTTTTTGTTCGGCCTCATCAAGTTCACAAAAAATTGACCACGGTTTGTCCGGCTTAGGGTCGGGGCCGGACAAACGCGGTGAGGCTGAGGTAAAGCGAATGGCAAGCGGTCGTTTGTGATCGTAGATGCCGACTCTCACCGCGAGATTTAAGACAGGGGCTGCGGATGCCGAAACGATACTCCAGAGAAGCTGAAGAACTGTGCCGCGAACTGTACTGCAGATACGGCGGCCGCAATCACGAACTGATCGAGCGTGATATGCGACGAGCCGGATGGACAGGATGGCAAAAGTCGATCCTGTATGACAAGGGCAAGGCGGCTAATGCCCGAATGGGCTGGATCACCAGACTAGGGTTTGATAACTCGCTGCGGATCTATACGCAGAAGCTGGCCGAAAAGGTCAATAACGATGAGCAGGATCTATATCTCGGCATCAAGACCGTACGCAGGGAATTGTGGAAGAAGGTCAGCTCGGGTAAGGCAACTAAGGATGAGATCTATCAATATCGTGATTTTTGCAAGCTCGAGATAGAGGCCCGACGGAATCTGGATCTGCCGCGGGATAACCTGGAAACCTTTGTTGCGGGTTACGAGAAGTTAGTGCAGTGGCTGGGCGTGATCGATACTGCGGCAGTAAAGACCCTCATCAGGCACGGTGAAAAATTGACGGAGCTTGCGCAGGCTCATTACGGAAAAGAGGCGACGACAGATCCGCAGGATGTATTAGACGGCGAGCCGGAAATGCAGCAGGACGACGATGGCAAAAAAGAAAAGCACGACGGAGCAGGCACTCGAGCGGATGCGCGCGGCACACGTAAAGGCAATGTCCTCGCTTTCAACTGATGAGGACGTTGATATTGCGTATGCTCCGTTGAGTTGGTGGCGCGAAAGGTGGTCAGACCGCCAGATACAAAAACTGTTTATTGAAAACTTTGTTGTTATTCGCGATGCGTTCGACGGGAATCGACTGATACGGATGAAGTTGAACGACATCCAGCTGCATTTGCTCGAAAACCTAACGGGACGGGACGTGATCATCAAAAGCCGACGGCAGGGACTGTCAACATTTTTTCGAGCACTGTATTTTGCGAATGCGGTAGTGAACTCCGGTCGAAATATGCGTATCGTGCCGCATGATCCGGACACTGAAGCACAGTTTCGGGCGGATCTAAGGTCGATGTATGAGAATCTGCCGCAGCATTTAAAGCCGGCGACGAAATACTTCAGCGAATCGCTGATCGAATTTTCGGACACGCTCAAGGGCACGATCAACTCGCGGATAACAACTCAGAGTGTTCAGCCCGGACACGAGGGGAAAGGACGCGGCCAGACGATCACTGATCTGCATCTGACGGAGCCGCCATTCTGGCGGGGTGATGCCCGACAGGCCGCAACGGCACTGCTCGAAGCGGCAAGCGGCGGCCGTGCAGCAGTTGAGAGTACGGCGTTCGGCATCGACTGGACATACAGCGTTTACAGCCAGGGCAAACGACATGAGGGCGGCTGGACAAGTTTCTTTTTTGAGTGGTGGTGGAAGCGCGGGTATCGCGTCATCGGTGCACGGATCGAGAAAGCAGGAAAAGGAGAATATGTGATGTTACAACCCGGCGAAGTTTTGAGTGATGTATGGCAAGTGCCGCCGGTCGGCATAGGCGAAGCAGAGCGGATCGAAAAACGCAACCGGTTTGACAGGGCAAAGCTCACTGACGCAGAGATCGAGGTGTGTAAGTCGATATTGGGATTTTTGAAGGCGAAGGCGTATGTTCCGGCCCGGGCTCCGTGGTATGCGGATGATGTTGCCGAGTATCTGGCATGGCGACGTGCCAAGATCGCCGAGCTGCCCGGCGGTGAGGGACAGTTTCGCGTCGAGTATCCGGAGAATGACGTTGACTGCTTTGAACAGACGGGACGGCCCGTCATCATGGCCGCTCACCTGAAGGTGACGTGTGCGGCGTCGGAAGCGATCGAGGGCCACGAGTACCTGATCGGCTGCGATACGAGCCTCGGGCATGAAACGGGAGACTGGTCGGCGATCGAGATACTGGATCTCACGACAGGACGACAGGCCCACAGCGAGAAGCTGAAACGCTCTCCGGATCTGGTCGCGTACCGTCTGCAGGAGCTTCACGAGCAGTACAATCACGCGATCGTCGCGGTCGAGCGGAATAACACCGGCATCGCAACGATCCGCGAACTGCAGAGGCTGATCGGCGAGGAGTTTATATTTCGCTATCTCGACCGGGCTTTGCAGAGAAAGGTCGAGGACGGCGAACTGACGGCAGATGAGGCATTTGAACTGGCCGAGTTCGGATTGCCGACCACGGCAGCCAACAAGGCCGATTACGCCATCGAACTCGAGCGGGCGATCCGCACCGGTGAGGTCGGCCTGTCAAGCGAGGCATGGTGTGAGGAAGCACGGACGGTCGTGTGGTTCGATAACGGCAAATGGGGGGCGATGTCCGGATATCATGATGACCAATTCATCGCTCTGGCCCTGGCGAACTATGTACGGGTCAAACTGCTCGGCCGGTTTGCGGGATTTGTGGGTGTGATGCCGGAAACGCATGACACGATATCGGAGCGCAGTCATTAGGGCAACGCCGATGTCCGTCCATAGGCCGTCCATCGTCGCGTGTGCCGCGTTAAAAAATAAAAAACGTCTTGGTGTATGAATACGAGGCTTTAGATCGACACAGGGCGTTTATTTGCGAAATGAATTTTTGGGACAGAGCAAAAGTCGGTTGGGATGCGTTTCGGCGAGTGGGCGGTATCGATCTGCCTGATGCGGGCCGATCATCAGAGGAGACGTTGGGCAATGCGATGAGTTCGTATCTCGCATCGTTCGGAACGGTTAACCCGGTGATCGATTTCGAGATGCTGGGAACGCTGAAACATTTCTGGCTATTTAACCCCGACCTATCGCAGTATGTCGCAAATATCGTACATCTGGGCAATCCGGGACATACGCTTGCGGTCGCCGCAAAAAATGACGCTGCGGCTGAGGCCGCTGTAAATCGGCTGAATGAGTCGGCATCACGGCTCTATCCGAACGGTATCGGAGTCGATGGGCTGCTCAACCAGTACCTGACATCTATCGCATGGTCGGGAGCGGTTTCGAGCGAGGACGCGGTTAACCTCGCCGGGCGTCGTGTTGAAAAGGTCGTGATCGTACCGGTCGAGCAGATCAGGTTTCGCTACAACAAGGGGCTCGATACCTATGAGCCATACCAGCGGGCAAACAACCTTGCGGCACGAGCAGGCAGCGAACCCGGACTGATAAAGCTCAACCCCGAGACGTACAAATATTTTGCTCACTCAACCGTCGATAACTCGCCGTATGCAAAGCCGCCGGCAACTGCCGCCGTCGAGGCGATACTGTCCGGTCAGCGGCCGATCATGGAAAACCTCCAGTCGATGGCTCAAAAGGTCGGACTGATGGGCCTGATCTCGGCATCAGTGGTGCCGCCGCCGAAAAAGCCGAACGAAACCGATGCCGAGTATCACTCGCGTGCATCGAGCTATCTGAAACGAGTCAGGGACGCACTGAAAAATGTCACTAACGGCATGCTCGTCACATTTCGCGATCAGCGGATCGAGCACACGCCGGTCACGACCGGAGCGGCCGGTGTCTATGACCTGAACAGGATTTCGGAGGAGCAGGTTTTTTCGGGCACGGGCAGCCAGCCGGCCTTTCACGGCCGGACAGATTCGACGACCGAGACGTTTGCAGATGTCGTCTATTACCTGCTGACGGCACAGGTTCAGGGGATGCAGCGGGTTGCAAAGCGACGACAGGAAGCCACATATCGATTGGACCTGCGGCTCGGCGGGCTGGAAGTGGACGGCGTATCGCTGGTCTTTAACAGGGCGAAATCGCGAAACGCACTTGCTGAAGCTCAGACCGAGGAGCTGAAGTTCAAAACGGTGCTCGAGAAGATCCGGGCCGGGGCGATCAGTCCTGACGAGGGGGCGAGCGAGCTTGGATACGATACGTGGTTCGATCTGGAACGCCTGATGAACTATGGGGAGGAAGTGATCCATGTGAGGCGAGATGCGGATCCGGCGGCAAGCGGCCTCGCTCGTCGGATGCTGACGCTGGAGTTTGATGCGAGAGCACAACAGTATCGCTATCGGCCGGAGAGGATCGTTATGACGGGAGACGATCATCCTGACAATGTTGTCCCGTTTCAAAAAAAAAAGGCGATACAAGCCTGAAACTTACGGAGAAGGAAATAGATGAGATCCTTGAACAATTCATTCAAAAATACATTCAACTCGCTAAGCGTTTCAATGCTGATGCCATTAGCCGTATCGCTGACCGCCTGCGTCAGTATCTATCCGGGCACGAATACGACGATTTCGCGAGCGGTGAGCAGTTTGCCGATGACCTCATCGAGACCCTCGAGTCCGAATATAAACTCGCATGGAGCCGGGCTCAGGCCCGAAAGGCGATCAGAAACATTGTCCGATCAACCTATGAGTTTTACAGGCTGCGCGACACGACGCCATTCGGCGATGCGAGTCCGGTCAAGGTCAAGTTTGGCGGAGCGGACAAGGCTGCAATCGAGTTTCTCGACGAACTCGACCATTTCTATTTCTCAAAATTTGCGACAAACACCGGACAGCCGCTGCGAGAGTTTTTCAGACGTGAGTATTTTGAGAACGGGGCCGCTCTGTTCGGACGCGGAAACGCCGAGCAGCGGCAGCGGCTGCGTGACGCATTCGGTACGCGGGCAAAGAATCTCACAGAGCGCCAAATCGCAACGATCGCCACAACAGCCGTACAGCGAACGCGAAACTGGGCTCATATCAATACGCTGCACGCGGCCGGATTTGAATACGCACAGATCGCCGCCGTACTGGATAATCGAACCACCGAGATCTGTCGAGGCCTCGACGGCAAACTTATCAACGTCGGCGTCGCTCATGACGCAGTCCGGCGGCTCAGCAAACTACAACCCGGCGAGTTTGCATACGAGATGTATGAAACGCCTATCGGCAAGGCGATCTCAAAAGAACCGACAAAGACGGTCAGCAGATTTGTCGACGTTTATAAAAATGCCGATGGCGAACAGTTTCGGATAATTGACGACAGCCTGGTCGCAATGGGACGCGGATTCCCGCCGTACCATCCGAACTGCCGCACGCGCATAAAGGCGGTTTACGGCATCAACACGGACTTCACATTAGATGCCGTCTATAGCCAGGCTGACGATGTTGAGAACATTCTGACGGACAACGGTTATTCAGTTGTTAAAACGGCCGAGAATAAGATGTACAAGAACTCGGTTTACGTTGTATTTAGAGGACAAAACGGGACGAGCAAAGTACGGATTTCTGATCACGAACAAAGCCCGGAAAGGAAAGCGTCGTCAATAGATTACAGACCCGATGATGATCTGAAGGATTTGATAGAAAAGGTTGAGAAAGAGGTTGGAAAGCCCTAATCAATGGCAAACTCACCATCCTCAAAATCAATGAAATAGTCGGATGCTTTAGCGATTTTCCACAGATCACCATCCGAAATAACCTTGTCGCCTACAGTTTCGGCAAGAGCGTGAGCGGCCCGATCCGAAACGACGATGACCTTGATGCCGGGAAGATCGATATCGTAAAGGCGTCCGGCGATCTTGTTAGCCTGTTGCTGTGAAACGGCCATAACGATTGAGAGCATAGCACAGATATGGCACGGATTGAAGTAGAAATCGATGCATCGGCCCTCAATGAACTTGCCGCCAATATCGAAAAGGCAAAGGGTGAGTTGACAGGCCGACTGGCTGCGGCCGGTGCCGATCTGATGCGTGAAGAAGCACCATTTGCAACCGGCAACCTGTATCAGGGGATCGCTCCAACAAAGATCGATACGGCAGCGGGCACGGCGACGATCACGGCGACGGCCAAACGGCCGTCGATGACAGCCGGCACGGGCGAGGTCTATCGCAAGGGCGAGCCGGCCGGCAAACGGGTCAGCCTAAGCCCGCAGCCGGAATTTAATTACGCGGCGGCGGTCGCACTCGGGAGGCCTGCGATCACTCCGAAACCGGGCAAGAAGGCCTTGCTGATACCGCTGCCGAACAATGTGCCGCCGCTCGGCCGATACGTTCGCATAGACGGCAGAAATTATATCTATGCAAAACGGGCAAAGGCGGCTGCGGCAAATCCGTTTCATGAGCGGGCGGCAAAAAGGCTGGAAAACGACGCGTCGATCATAGCCGACGAAGTGTTGAGGAAATTTATATGAGCGGTGAATTTCAAAAGGTGGTCTCAAACAATATCGATGCGGCGAAATATGATCCGGCAGCCAGAGTGATCACCGTTAGATTTCAGAACGGTACGGCATACGAGTACCCGGGCTGCGACACAAAATTGTGGAAAGAGTTCGGCAAACAGTTCGACGGCAAAGACGGCCGATCGGCAGGAAAATTTTTGAACGCCCGTCTGCGTTCCAAACCATACGCACGGATAGACGACTGGAAATGACATTTGCCCCGCAATATGTTTGCCTCGGCAGCGTGCCCGTATTCGGGTAAGAAACTGAATTAGTTAATCAAGTGGAGCAGGAAAAGCGAATTATCTATCACGTTGGAGTATCTGGAGGAAAAGACTCCGGAGCTGTCCTACTGTGGATGGTTCACGAGTCCGGGATCCCGCGTGAACAGATCGTCGCGACTTTTTGCGATACGGGTAATGAGATTGAGGAGACTTATGAGCATGTCCGTCTGATGTCCGAGAAGATACATCCGATTGAGACGATATATCCTCCACTTGATTTTTACGCATTGGCACGCAAAAAAAAGCGTTTTCCGTCAACTAAAGCTCGATTTTGTACGCAAGATTTGAAGATGAAACCCAGCAAGGACTACATCGACAATCTGATGAGAGAGGGGTTTACCGTCGTAGCAGTCAGCGGAGTTAGAGCCGATGAATCGTTTGAGAGATCGCAATTGCCCGAGCACGGCCACCCCATGGATTCTTATTACGGAATTGAAGAATGGAGGCCGTTATTGAATTGGGAAATAGAAGACGTTTTTCTTATCCATAAGCGTTACGGAATCCCGATGAATCCGCTATATGCACAAGGTGCTAAACGCGTCGGGTGTTTTCCGTGCATCATGAGCCGCAAAAGCGAGATCCGATTGATAGCCGACAAATGGCCCGAGAGAATTAACTTTCTTCGAGATCAGGAATGGGGTGATGGCGTTTTTCGCTCTTTTTTCGCTCGAAACAAAGTTCCTCTTACCCACAGAACCAAAGAGATTACGACCAAAGACGGCGAGCAAATGTTGGTCGCGACGATTGATGATGTGGTGGCCTGGACCCGCACTAAAGATCACAAAAAAAAGAATCAGCGACAGTTCGTCCTGGATTTTTGGTTTGACGATGAGATGAGTGACGACGCAGGACTCTGCCCAAGCACAATGGGGACGTGTGAATAAGGAGGTTTATATGGCTCCAATGCAGATCAACGATCGGCAGGAAAATTTTTGAACGCCCGTCTGCGTTCCAAACCATACGCACGGATAGACGGCTGGAAATGACATTAGTTGTGAGTGGTGAGTTGGCGGAGTTAAAAGCCGAAAACCGGAGATTATGAAAAAAGGATTTCGAAAGATCGATGAACAGCTTCGGGTGAGCCTCGACGGAACGGTCGGCGTGGCGAGGTTTCGGGCTGAGATCCCGGCTCAAGCGGTGACGGACGATGTGAAACGGGTACTAGGCGAGGCATCGCTATGGAGTGCGAGGCATCAGCGGGCGGGCGTTACGGACAGCGTCGAGGTGCCGGACGGACGACCGATGCTGACCGATGACCGCTACGTCTATGCAGATTTTCGAGCGTTGTCACAAGTGCTGCTCCGCAACCGAGGGCTTGATTTCTCGACCGACGGAGTACTGAAAAAGGCCGTGCCGATGCTGCCCGGCAAAACGGTCTATCCGAACCACGAATTTGACGACGTGAATAACTGGGTGGGCGTCGTCTCGCAAGCGAAGTGGGATGCGGCAGGCGAGAGGACCGGCGGCACACCGGGCATAAATGTCGAAATAAAGGTCGATGCCTTTCTCAACTATCGCCTCGCGTGCGGGCTAATGATGACGCCGCCGGCGGTCAACTCGATGAGTTTGACGGTGGTTTTCGAGTTTGAGTACTCGCATCCGCAGATGGCTATCGAGAACAGTTGGAAATTTTACGAGAATCTCGGCGAGGAGATCGACGGCGAGGTGGTTCGCCTGATCGTGACAAAAGTGGTCGAGATATGGGAGGCGTCGATCGTCTCGATCGGCGAGGACCGCCTTGCCAAAAACCTGACCGAGAACGGGCAGGCGCAATTTTCGGCCTCAGCCGAACAGGCAGCGGATGAGGAGCTTGCGGCTCCGGTCGTGCCGCCAAATTCAACAGACGAGGGAAAGAGAACGATGAAACTAACAAACGAACAAAAGGCAAAGCTCGGCATTGAGTTTGACGGCGATGATGTGCCTGAGACGGACATTTTCAACGCCGCTGATTCACTGGCCGACAGATTGGCTGCGGTTGACAGGGTCAACCTTGAGCAGCTTAACGCAAGAGCTGCGGCCGGGGACGCACTGATTGCTGAAAAGCGTGCGGATGTAGTCCGTCTCGCAAAGCTCGCGGAGCTTGGCTCGGCGACGGGCGAACTTGATCCGGTCATCGCCGATCAGATCGCCGAGGCGACGGTCGGGCGGCTGCAGAAGCTGGGCGATTACTACACCAAAAAGGCCGGGGATAAATTCCCTGCCGGCGGCCGTTCGTCGCTGGAGGATAACGAGGCGATCGATAACGCGGACGGCGTTTCGATGACGGGTGAGCTTCCGCGTGCCGGACTGCTCTAACTAAACCAAGAGAAACGGGGAGAGTAAAGATGAAACTACGAAGTCAAAAAGAGGGTTTGGGGCTGCGGGCAACGGTCGCGGCTGTGCTGGCGAAAGATACGCTGGTCAAGATCACCGCCGATAAAACGGTCAACAAGGCAGGATCGGCCGACGATTTTCATATCGGACGGTTGAGTGTTCCGGCAAAAGCGAATAACGGCGTCGGGACTGTTGAGTGCCGGTTCAAAGAGTTGGTCGAGATAAAGGGCGGCGGTGCGTTGTCGGCCGGTGCCATCGTCAAGCTCGCTGCGGCTGACGGCACGACGGGCGAGAATGTTGCCGTCGCGTGGGTTACGGGGACCGATGCGTTCGAGCGGGCGTTCGGCGTCGTCTGGAAGGGTGCCGGTGATGGCGGCACGTTGGAAGTTCTCACCTTTTAGGTTTGGACTCGCAGAATTTCACGAATTAGGAGACGAGAAAAAAATGGGTTACGGACTGAAAGGAAAGATCAGAGAGGCGGTGCTGGCAATGCAGTCGATCCGAAAAGGAACGGATACCGCTGCCGCACGCGAGATCTCGCTGCGTCAGTATATGGCACGCGAGTTTAAGGATGCGAGCGGTCAACCGCTCACTCCTCAGCATCTGTATGCCGAGCTTGGCATTGATGAGCAGCAGACAAAGGTGCATCAGCTGCTCGACATGGAAGACGGCGGTTATATCGCCGCCGAGTTGGTGCGTCAGAGTGTTCGTCGCGGTATGGGCATAGCCCAGCGTGAACGTCTGGCGGAGATGCGCGATCGAGCGATCGCGTCGTTCGGGCCGATCACCGGAGAGCAGGCCGGCGGCCAGCGTTTCGTTTCGCCGGAGGTGTTTCTTGACCCGGTCAGTCGCGGTGCCGTGCAGGGCACGTTCTACCCCGACCTGATCGCACGCGAGATCCCGGTCAGTCAGCCGCAGGCGATCGTACCGCGTTTGAATCTGTCAGATGCCGCACTCGCAGACTCGGGCGAAGCTGTGACCATTGAGGAGGGTTCGATCAGCTATGACACCAAGACGGTCACGATCCCTAAAAAGGCAAAGATGATCAAGATAACTGACGAGGCTCTTAAGTTCTCGTCACTGTCGCTGCTCGCTCTGTTTATGGAGGATTTTGGACGCATCTTTGGCCACTCGCTGAATACGATGGCGGTAGATGCGATCGTAAATGACCCGCTGTCGTCCGCAGCCGAGGCTGCTCCAGTGATCGGCGTCGAGAATACGAGCAATGGCATTACGTGGCTGGACATTGCCCGCGTGGCGATCCGCATGGGCCTCATCGGCCATGTCGGCACTCAGATCATCGGCAATGAGACGACGGCCCTCAACTATCTCAACCTGTCCGAGGTTAAGAATAAGCAGCAGGGCACGCCTCTGCTGACGACACAGCTGAAAACGCCGCTCACGATGCCCGAGGAGCTTTATGTTTCCGGCGGCGTCGGTGCGTCAAAGGTGATCATCCAGGATCCGTCGGCGTCGATCGTACAGCTTACAGCTCAGCCGCTGATGATCGAGACAGAGCGTCTCGTTTCGAAGCAGCTGAACGGCACGGCGATGTCGATCTATACCGGCTTTGCAAAGCTGCAGCGTAAGGCGTCGGTCATCATCGACGGCTCGATAGCATTCAGCAGCAATGGATTTCCGGCATATATGACGCCGTATAGCGGATAGGACAGTCGAGGCAGTCCGGGGAGTCCGGGACTTCCCGGACTGACAAATTAAACGGAGGAGTTTATGGCAGAGAGAGCAAAAAATGACAGTATGGTCGAACTCGCGGACAAAACGGCGGGTTTTACCGATCCGGTGACGGGCTTTGACCTGTCGCGTAACCAACAGAAGTTACTGACCGAACCTATCGGCGAGCGAACACGGGCCGCGATCACGAGCGGTGCTCTGCTGATCGTCATCCCTAAGGGCAAGGTCAAAACCAGTGAAGAGCAAACACAAACAGAGAAATAGGAACATCCCGTGGAGACATTGATCACAGCTGCAGAGTTTAGGACACGGTTCGATATCTCGCCCGATATAACCGATGCGAGGATCGTGCCGCACGTCGGTTCGGCGTCTCGTCGGCTGCGCAAGTGGGTCGGTGATACGGCGTACGCGACCGCACTGGCCGGTGTCAATGCGGATCTTAAAAGTGATCTGCAAAATGCCGAGAGTTATCTGGCATATCACTATGCGCTCCACGGGCTCCATTTTAATTTATCGAGTAAGGGCGTGGTCGGCACCTCGCAAACCGAACAAGGGCACGAGATGCGGAAATATCCGGGTCCGGCTGAGATCGCACAGCTCTCAACTCAGATGCTGGAACTGGCCCGCGAGATCGTCGAGCCATACATGGTGCTCGACCCGATACCGGATGCGAGTTGGATGACAGGCGGTGAGTGCTGATCTTGCAATAGTCGGCATAGCCGAAAGAGTTTTAGGACGGTTTGATCAGAGAAATGGCACCAGGTGTACATCTAGTAATAAATATCGGCAAACCCGCAGAGATCCTTTTGTATGAGTACCTTGCCGAGCAGATCGATGCGGCGGTGTGCGGTGATGTTCTGTATAAGGCGGAACTGCACGACACGCCGTACCAACGGATCACCGGTGATCGCGGTGTGCGGATCAGCGAGGCGGTCAGTGAGTTTGCTCCGGGGCCGGAGATGAAACCCGCGGAGTTTGACGCTGCGATCATCATTACATGTTTTTCACGCGTCAAGGGTGTTGAAAAGACCGCCCGTCAGCCTGCACTACAGGATGTGTTTGACCTGAGCGCGGCAGTTTTTGCACTGCTGACAACTGATTTTACTCTTGGCGGCCGCGTCTGTGATCTCGTGGTACACGAAAGCAGCCGAGGGTACGACACATATAACGGCGAGCCGTATGCGGTGAGCAACATTCCCATAACTATAAATCCGAGCGGTACGCAATATCCGGCCGGAACAAAAAGGAGTTACTAAATGTCTGAAAAAATTATTTTACGAGTGCCGGAACATGATGACGGCGGTCTGCCCGAGTATGTCAGTCACGGCAATTTTGGCGCTGCACTCGCTCGTCAAGAAACGGTTCAGGTTACCGATGCCCGATTTGCTGATTGGCTCGCGTCAACCTACGGACTCAGGCCGGTCACTGATGCCGGTCATGCATCATCGGAGATACCCGGATATGCTGCACTTGTGTCAGCGGGCATCAGCATAGAGGCCGCTGCCGATATGACTAAGGAGCAGTTGATCGCGGTCAACGGCATCGGGGCCAAAACTGCCGACGCCATTCTAAAATTCTTTGCCGAAACGCCGAGCGACGGCGACAACAACGACGAACAAACCGACGAAACCGGAGGTGACGAATAATGTCTTCATATACACCGACTTCACGAGGCTATGCGTGGGCTAAACAGGTCGATTACCTAACGCCAAAGGCACCGGCAGCCGCCGCATATAAACAGCTGATCCTGACAGATCAAAACTTTCTCGATCAGGAAGCAGCAACGCAGAATGACGAGGACTGGTCGCATGGAGTGAACTCTGCTACCGATGAGTGGCTCGAGTCCCACGGAGCACGAGTACAGCACACGATGCCCGGATTTATCCAGCAGTTTGGCGAACTGTTCTATCTGAATATGGGACAGTACAGCGTCGCAGCGCACTCAGGCGGCACACTGTCAAAGGATCACAAATTTAAACCGACCGATCCGAATGTGACGCGGCAGGATCCGGCCGTCAGCTATCTTGAAAAGGCGGGTGCCGGTTGGAAAGTTATGTCCGAGTCAATGGTCGGCGACGGATTTACGCTCAAGGGAGATGCGATGCAGGTACTGACGGCCGATTTTGGACTGGTCGGATCCGGCAAGATCGATTTTGCATCTGCGGCAACGTGGTTTCCGACGGCGACGCCGACGGTAGCCCGCAGGACCGGCCTGCATAAGCTGTTTAACTCGCAGGTCGCTCTCGTTTGTACCGATGGCGGCGGTGCAGCCGCATACGGCTGCCGTTACAGGTCGTTTGAGATCTCGTATAAAAAGACGCTGCTTGATGCCGCCGGATATCAGCCGGGCTGTGCACGCTTTTTATCGTCGGGAGATCCAACATCGGGGGCGATCAGATCGAGCCATGAGTTTGATAAACAAACTCTCGACTTTACCTTTGTCGTAGATATGGCGGCCGGATCACCTGAGGCGGTCTCGGTACAGCAGCAGAAGCCGACGGAGATCGTGCTGACCGCGACGGGCGGCATCATTGAGGACACGATCCCATATACGATGGTCGTCACGATCCCGATAGCAACGTACACGGCGGCTAAGCCGACGGTCGCTGACGGCATTATGCGTATGACGATCAGCGGCAAAGGCCTGTTCGATTTTACGACGGGCGAAATGTTTGACATTGCACTGACGGACAACATCGCAACGTACGCAAACGCATTCTAACTAACCTGCGGCTTGACCGGGATCAAGCCGCATTTCACTCATCATTTTATATAAGGACAAACCCAATGTCAGAATCAGAAAACACATCACAGATCTACAACATGCATGCTCAGAACCGTTTTGAGTTCGAGATCGAACGAGACGGACAAAGCTATGACGTACCGCAAACTTTTAAGCCTCTCAGTGATGAGAGATATATACAGTGGCTCAATGACCTGAGCGTCAGATCTAACGCGAACGGTGAGGTCGAGGAAAAGGCCCGTGAGGCGACCGCGAAACTCTGGGACGATGTGATAGCCGATGTTGAGAATATCGACTATGACGAGGGAACGGACTATCGGCCTCTGTTTGCGGCAGCTGACAAGATCGAGGCGATGAATAATTTCCTTGCGGTCTCAGTCGTGTCTAATGACGGCACACGCGGCCGGCTGCGTCTGGGGGCAGCCTCTGAAACACAGGTCGTAAGAACCGAGTGCTGGTTCAATGGCGAGATCGTTGAGCAAACCCATGTGCTGAGGACAAAAACATTTGAACTCGAAAAGGAATATGACCGGATACAGGCAAAGCGAACCAAACGTGAAACGACTCGGGGACTGCGTCGCCAGGCCAAGGTCGAGTACATCCCGCAGGATGAGGCTCTCGGCAAGCTGTATGACAGTATGAGCGTCTCGGTTGACGGTTTTACCGACGGTGAGATCCCGCTGCGATTTAAAACGCTCGTGATGAACTATGTCTTTGCCCCATCGCTAAAGGCTAAGACAGCGGGAAAGTAGCGGATCTCATTCGCAAGCGTGTTTTTGAGCTTGCGGGCGAGGAGGCGGGCGGCAGTTTATACGGACAATGTCCCGGGGACGGCTGCGATATCTGGGAGGCTGCGGGCGGCAGTTATGCCGAAAAGGTCAACGCGTCAGTATGTGCCGGTTGTCGTGAGTGCGGCGGGCGGCCGCCATCAGACCCTGATTACATCCGGACGGACGATGAACCTGTCGATCAGGACGAGTGCGAGGAACTGCTTCGCGATATCGAGGACATGGCCGCATGGGAACGGGCGGGCTTTAAAACCGACTGGCGATGTTATGACTATCAGATAAAACGATTATTTTTGGTCTGGCAACAGGCCGAGTATGCCGTAAATGAGCTCAGACAAACACGACTGTCGATATTTATAAAAAGCTGGCTGAAGGAGCAATGAGCGACGTAACACTGACAATTAAGGTTAAGGATGGCGAGGTCAAGGATGCCGCCGCATCGGTCGAGCGTCTAAAAAAAGCGACCGATGACCTTGGTAAGGCACAGTCTGCTCCGGAGCGGCAGACGATCGGCGGCCGACAGGCTGTTGATCCGCTCGAGCAGAAGAAACGTCCGGCCGAGCGGATGCGCAACAATCTGCCCGATGCCGCACAAAAAGCGAGTAACGCGATGAGTGCGGTAGATGACGGATTAAAGGCGGTCGAGGGAGCATCGGCCGGTGCCCAGGCAGGCCTCTCCGCACTCGCAGTTGGAGCGGGCCTGGTTGTCGGTGCACTCGCGATCGTCGCGGCAGCGGCAGCCGCCGTTGTTGAGATCGGCTATAAGCTCGGCGGGACGGCGTTTGATCTCAGTAAGCAGTTCGCAGATGCCGGGATGCAGATCGACGCGGCGGCAACGGCGATGGGGGTCTCGGCACAAACGGCATCAGCTCTGCAGCACGAGGCCGAGCGAACCGGAACCTCATTTGACAAAGTACAATCGGCAGCGGCGAACTTAAGAAAAACGATCGGCGAGGCATCGGCCGGTAATGTCGCTGCGACCGCATCATTACGTACGCTCGGGATAGACGGTTCAAAGGCGATCTATGATGTTGACGCCGCATTTAAACAGGCGATAGCGACGATCGTACGTGCCAGGCCCGGTATGGATCAGATACGTGCTGCGTACGCCGCATTCGGTGAGGAGGGCTATAAGCTCATCCCGTTCTTTCAGTCATTTAACGGAAATGTCGATCAGGCAATAACACGGGCAAATGAACTCGGGATCGTGATGTCAGGCAAGGACACTGATGCCGCGAAACAGTTTACACGTGAGTTTGCCGATGCCAGGGCCGCGGTCACAGGACTGGAGTATGCATTTGGCCGTCAGCTGCTGCCGACGGTGACGAATGCAATCAATACATTTACCAGATTATTAAAGGACAATAGGGCCGGGATCAATGACTGGGCAACCAGCGTCGGCAATGCCGTTCGCGGCATCATCGACGTTTTTGCAAAGCTGGTTAAGTTTACCGAAGACCATCCGCGGCTGTTAAAGATCGCTGCCGGTGCGACTCGTGCTGCCGGTGCAGTTGCATCGGGCGGTATAACCGAGGCGGCGATCGTCGGCTATAACACGGCCTCTGATTACGGTGCCACTCTCAACAATAATAACGGTTCGCCGTTCATGCCTACGATCGATTATTCCCGGCCATCGAACGCTCCAGATCCGGCGGCTCTCGATGCCGCCCGTGCTGCAGAAAAAAAACAACAGGAGGAAATGATCAAGCGGGCTAAAGAAAATTGGGATGCGGCCATCGGGTCATGGCAAAACAAAGGGGCTGAAGCAGGTAAGGAACTCGATGACATCTTTGCAAAACTTAAAGCAGATTTTGAGAAAGACTCGGATGCGGCAAAGTTTGCAGAACAGACCGACGCCGCGATCATATCGTATGTACAGAAGATCAAAGAGGCACGGGACAATCTGAACTCACTGGAGGATGAGAGGGATCGTCGTAATAATGTCGTTGATAATCAGAATGTCGTACGCGAACAAAATCAGGCCTCCAGGTGGCAAAGTTGGTTTGATAAAGAAGTGCATATCGCAACTGAGGCGACGAAGCTAATACAGCAAACTGAGAAGAAGGCAAACGCAGACGCTCTTGCGGAAGCGGAAACCAAAATCCGTCGAGAGATCGAACTGTATGATGAGCGCGACCAGACCGATGCGGCACGCAAACGGATCGCTCTTGCACAAAACCTGATCACTGATCAGCAGTATTTGGACTTTCAGAAAAAACAAGATATCGATTCACTGGAATTTAGACAGTCGAAGTTGCGTGAGCTTCTGAAATTTACGGGCGATAACGCTAAAAAGAGAGCGGATATTGAGGGACAGATATCAGTCGTCACGGAGCAGATCGATCGTAAACGGCTCGAAAATGAAGAACGGCTGACGCCGATCCTTGAAACGCAGCGTGATCTGCGTCGTGAGATCAACAGGCTGCTAAACGACGGCAACAATCCTGACGTGTCCAAAAATCGCCAGACGAACCAGCGTTTAGATGAGCAGCGTCAGTTGATAGAGTCAATTCAAGAAACGCAGGATGCTCTGGTAAATGTTGGGGCCAATGACGGGCTTGAGCTTTATCTCGATCATCTGCAGCAGGTGCTGGATTATCGAAAGCAGGAGTTTAACGCTGTGCTGCAGATACAGCGTGCTCAGTTTACGCTCGACCATCAAATGGACGTGTCGGCTGTAAAGATCAAGGCAGCGGTTTATCAGCATCTAGCCGAACAGAAGACGTTAAATGATGCGATCGCTGACGGCATTAACAAAACGTATGACGCCATTTCGCAGAAGATGGACGATCAGATCGACAAGGCATTCAAATGGGCGGGAGCGTTTTCGTCGCTCTTTACCGAGCCGCTCAAGGCGATCGCTCGAACTGGGCTTTCAAAACTGACAAGCGGTTTATTGGATGCCTTTATACCCGGATTAGGGAAAGAGTTGACCAAAACTGATAACCCTATAGCTGCACCGATCGTCGATAAATTAGATGACCTCAATGAGAACCTTAAACTCTTAGTTCAGTTTTCAGGATATGGCGGTGGAGCGGCCACAGGGATGTCATTTGGCGGTTTAAATTTAGGTTCGCTTTTCGGCGGCAGCACAGGTGGCGGCATATTCAATTTTGGCGGCTTATCAGGCATGGGTACGGGGTCAACACCCGGCGGCCGCTATGTGCCGCCCACAGGTACGATACATGAGAACGGAGCCTATGTTGTAAACGGCAATCAGGGATCATGGCTCTCCAATTTGCAGAACCTTTTCTCGACAAAACCGGGCGGCATATTTGGCTCACAAGGATTTGGCAATAATGTCGGCACGTACGGTTTTTTTGGTGCAGCCGCAGGACTGGTCGGCGGACTGGTTGGCGGGCGTGTCGGGTCAGCTATATCTATGGCAGGCACAGGCCTCGCACTGGGAGCACAGATAGGATCTATTGTCCCGGTCATTGGAACCGCGATTGGTGCTGCCGTAGGTGCGATCGCCGGAGGTCTGTTAGGATTTTTCGGTTTTAACGATCCGAAGCGAAAAGCGGATCACGATGAAAATATGCCGAAACTCTCACAGGGGTTTGCTGACGCAACGACACAGCTGCGACAGATCCTTGCGGACCTGAGATCACTAAATGGCGATCCTGACGATCTGCTCTCAAAAGCACGGGACATACATAATCAGATCGCATCGGGATTTGGCATCCAATTTCAATCGAAAAAATATCAGCAACAGTCTCAGGATCTGATCCGGCAGCAACTCGCCTCAATTGATGCCGAGCCAGACGGATTGATGACTCAGATCATAAAGGCGGCCGAGATCGCCAGAGGTGCGGCTGACAGGTCAAAACGCATCTTGCCAGAGTTTGCCGGCGGTGTGTTTATCGATCCGAAGATCCTCCGGCCGAATGGTTTGATACCGGGCATTTTTGATGGCAGCGATACTATCCTGTCATGGCTGACACAAGGCGAGATGGTCCTAAACCCGTATCAGCAGGACACGGTTCGTCGCCGAGCCGGTTTTGATGTCTTTGCCGGAGCAGGGATACCGAACTATCCGAGCGGAGCCGCGACGGCTAAACTCGCAGGCGGCGGCATCGCCAACAAAAGCCTGTCATTGTCATCATCGCCGATCGTTGTACAACCGCAGTTCTCATTGGAGCTATATGGCGTCTCTGTTGATGATTCGGTATCAGCATATCTGACCAGCGACACCGGCTTGCGACAGCAGATCGCGATCAACAAAAAACTGAAAAAGCGAGGTGATCTCAACTAATGGGCCGAGATCTGTCAGGCACAATGAACGCGATATTGGCGGCACCCTCACGAGATATCGATTATACGCTGGACCTCATCTTTCCAGACGATGAGATGCACTTTGCCACATCACCGATCAAGAGTCTGAACGGACATTTATATGTCAACGGGCTTAACCGTGCGATCAGCGAGATCCGACAGACGCTCGAGGCTCCGGTGGATACTGTCGAACTGGAGCTTCAGAATCAAGATCGTGTTTTAGGTCTGCACCTCGCAACGTATTGGCAAAAATGGCGGCAGGCTGATGCGATCGTTGGCCGATATTACTATGCGCGGAATGCAGCCGGAGAAAAGACAGGCGTTAATGAGTGGATCGAGATGTTTAGAGGTGCGGTGCAAAAGCCAAATGCGGATGATCATCGCGTCACATTTGACATCGTACCTGACACCATTTCACCGGGGCCGATCGTATGCAGCAAGACGCTTGCACCTCCATGTCCGAATGTTTATATGGATCCGAGGACATGCGGATATGCCGGACCATTGTTATCGTGCGATCATCATCTGCGGTCAGATACAGGCTGTGACGGGCATGACAACTCTCATCATTTTGGCGGCACTGAAAATCGTTATCCTCCGATAACAGAGTTGCCGGGCACGGGCGGCAATGGCACGGGCGGAACTGGTGGATGTCCACGACTAGATCAGTATGTCCGGGTACGTGGCAAGGATGGCATAGCCATTGTAAAAATGGTGTGCTTTTTTACTGACGATGACGAACTTTACGATCCGATCGATGACCAATTTTACCCGACGCACACGGCTGGAGTTATTCGGCAGGTGCCGATCTGGGAGATGGTAACAGCAAACGGTGCAGTCGGCTACTCGTCGCATTCGCATCGGGTCATGCCCGCTGTCGATCATCGGACGGGCATACCGACAGCAAATATTGATGTCAGGTCGCCAATAGTAACAACGATCAGCCGCATTCGAACGACAAGCTCGGCGGTTATTTCTCGTGACACGGGCGAACTGGGCGACGTGATGTTTATTGAGATGGCCGGCGGTCACCGCTATGAGTATGGCGACAGCCCGGACAAGATGATACTGGCACATAATAATAAGGTGAATCCGCTGTAATGGTGTACGTAGATCATTTAAAAGGAGTTAGCACGAGCGATCTATTTTTAGAGGTCGCCTTTGGACGTCATATTATCCAGGGTGATCTGGCCAAATCGATCGTCACCGGCTCATCGCCTAATCATGTCGTGACGATCCAGCACTTGCTAGGTGATGCATTTGGAAAAGGTTGGTCTGGCCCGATCGCGGTTTGGTTTCGAGGCACAAACCGTGACAGCACCAAGTGGAAATTCTATCCCGGCATCATGTCACCGTCTAACACTGACTCGACTCAGGGTATCGACGCAGTCTTTGACAAAGACACGCCGCACTCGGGTACGGCTTGGATCAGAATGGAGTGTCCAAATGGCTCTGAGGTCGGCATACCGGACATTAATACTCGAGACAACCCGCCGACAGGCTTTTCGACGCTTATAGACTGTCAGTTGGGCGATGTCTATGACTCATCTGGATCGATGGTATCGAGTGATGTTCTGTTGGTAAACCCTGCAGACGTACTGATATTCGGCTGTTTGGAAATACGCCGCTATGATGTGGATCGTATTGATTTTGGTTCATTGGATGCTCTCAGAACGCTCAGCGATATAACTGTGACACCGGACTATACAACGCTCCCGCAAGGTGTTGGGCTGCGTGGAGCATATTACGACGGAGCAGCATTTACCACTCTGAAAGGTGTGTATATTGATCCAGTGGTGCAGTACGATCCATCGACAGGAGCTCCAGCGATCGGCCTCACGCCAACATCATTTGCAGCACGATTCGAAGGTCAGATCAAGTTCAAATTTACTGAGACGTACACATTCTATTTAACTCATAACGACAGCGGAAAACTCTGGATCGACAATCTTTCAACTGCGTTAATAAATCAAAGTTCAGCCGGCACTCACTCTACGACGTTTTCGGGCACTGCCGATACTCTCAAGGATATAAAACTAGAATGGACTAATGCCTCCGGCAACAGCGAATTTAAGCTCGAATGGCAATCTACGAGTCAACCTCGTGAGGTTGTTCCGCAGGACTGTTTATTTCCGAAAGGAGTTGCAGAACCGAGATTTCAGGCGAATGTTGATTTTATACAACGGACGACGTTTGACGCCTTTCTGCGCGGCGTGCTGTTCTTATGCAACGGGACGTTTCAGGATGTTGATGGCAAACTGCGATTTTTCTGCCTTGAAGATGCAGAGGTCAGCTTTTCATTTGACGAGACCAATATCGTAAAAGATACGCTGAGTTTTGAGCCCAGATATTCACAGCAGGAAATCCTCGCACTGCCGAATCGGTTTATTGCCGACGGCAGAGATCTCGATAATCGATACCTCGAGAAATTTGATCCGGCTGTCTTTGTTGATGATGACGAACTGCAGCAGATATCCGGACGGATAATAGAGGAGACTGTTGCCGTCGGCAATGTTACCCGATGGCAGGCCCTTTCTAACCTCGGGCACTACGCCCGTCTTAGAAAGCCTGCTCTCTATATCATGTTCGACGGAATGCCCTCGACACTGCCGGTTATGCAGGGCGATGTGGTCGAGATATCGATAAGCGACTTGGGCTGGGTAAATAAACGCTGCTTGGTGATCGAGGCAACTGATAAATCGGTTGATTCGGGGGCAGACACACGCATATTTAAATTGATGGAGTGGTAATGATCTATCCGTGGGCCAAAATGAATGTGTTGCCAAAGGCTGATTTGCTTTTTTGGCACCAGTACGAAGAGGGCGTGTCAGCCAATGGAGCATTATACGACTACTCGGGAAACGGCCGTCATGTTGTGCAGGCATCTACTCCGCCGACGTTAACCGCCAATGTGCTGAATGGGCAACCGGCCTGGCGTTTTACAGGATCCACAAACCCCTTGCAGTGGACCGGATCGATCCTATGTAAGCACGCGTTTATAGTTTGCTCGGCCGATGAGGCGGCATTTGGAGATTATCGAGGCCTGTTGTCTGGAGTTGGTCTCAACGAAATGCTGGTCGGTCAAATTGGGGCAGATCAATTTTTTGATTTTGGGGCAACAACATATCGCAAGGCCGATGTCAGTTATCCAGGCTCATCGGCTAAGGCTCCGATGAGCGGAGCGATCGCTGTCATCGAGATCATTTACTCAGGCGGGGCGGCGATGGACGGTGTTCAGTACGGAAAACATAAAAATCTCCCTGGACGTAATTGGTTGGGATATATATTCGAGGGCATCGGCTATGGCGCTGTAAAAAATGATTTCGAGAGACTCAAGATCATTCAGTACTTAGCTATGCGTTATTGGCTTTGGCAACGGACGCCGAGCGGTCTGGACGTCTTTCCATTTCCTGCGAATGTCACTCGATCAGCTGCTATGACCCGAGAGTCGTATGCAAGTGAACCATATTCAGGTGATCCAACATTTCTCGTACGCGGAGATGCTCATCGAGCATTCACGATCCCGGCAACAAATCGTCTGCAGGCTGAGTATCTTGCCACCGAACAATTTCACATGTCTCATGCTCCAGCCACATCGTTTGTGTATCGGGATTATAGATTTAACCCGCCTCGTGATAGCACATGCCGTGTGATCGGCGATCTTCGAGAGCAAGGATCGGCGGTGACCGGACGGTTCAATTATTCGTTCGATGCGATTGAGGTTTAGTGATTTAAGACGCGGTTAGCAGTTGACACAGTCAACCGTAAATTCTGACAATTATCACCTAAGGCAAAACCGCAAATAGCGCCTTTGCCCGCACTTCCTTGCACTTTCTAAAGCGGTCAAAGAACTTAACTTAATAGAGAAAGATTCCACCCTTGATGGCTATGCCGACGCAACGCCATGGATGCGTGGTGGCTCAGAAACCTATATTGCTACGGCTCGATTAAGCTACCGACTATTTGAGATTGTAAAAAACCGGGACGTTCTTGCCAAGGCAGTAGTCACTTTCCCATCCCCTCCCGATGTAACCGCCGTTCGGTGGTGCGAAAAGGCTGAAATCCTTTCTAGAATCGGCGTCAATCATCCGGAAATTTATTCAAACTTTAATGCAACGTTGTACCAAGAGTTTTTAAGCTCTCGCCTGCTGGACGTTTGGCCTATTTCGTCCGATTTCGAGAAATACGATTTTGCGTGTGACCTTGCTAAGCTCTACGCGGCCCTTGATGCCGCTGGCTTTCAACCGATCTCATATATTTTTCATGACCTAATGCTTCGAAGACGGACAATTTGTATTGTCGATCTTGGTGAAGATCTTGGAGATTGGGACTTTAAGAGTCCGCACAATAACGGTTATGAAGCATTTAGGAAATCCTCCTATTTCATAAGTGAAAATGAGCCTGATCTGCGCGAATTATACGAGACTCATTTTTGGCGTGTTCGGGAAATTATTGCCGACTATTGAATACTGGAAATCGGGACCGATTTCTTAAAACCGAGACGAAGCCAGTTTGCCGCCTAATGTCCAAAAACTACTGTTTTTGGACACTTCCGCGTAGCCTTCATTTCCCCTAGTAATTCCTGAGGTTTTTCATCACCATTTCAGCAAGGTTTTTGGACACCCATGAAATCCGCCCTCTACGCCCGCGTTTCGACGCACGACCAGCAGACATTGCCGATGCAGCTTAAGGCCATGCGTATCTATTCGAGAAAGCGCGGATGGACGGTCAAAGCCGAGATTCAGGAGATCGGATCGGGAGCTAAGACCCGTCCGAAGCGTGAAGACTTGTTACGGCAGGCCCGGCGACGAGACATCGACGCAATCATAGTTTGGCGCCTCGACCGTTGGGGACGCTCCGTCTCAGACCTGATTGGCACGATCCGCGAACTTACTGATCTCGGTGTCGGCTTTGTTTCGCTTACCGAGGCATTCGACTTGACTACACCTGCTGGAAAAGCGCTTTCGGGAATGCTCGCGGTATTTGCCGAGTTTGAGCGGGACATTCTACGCGAACGGGTGAAAGCCGGTATAGCTCATTCGCGCGCAAAGGGCACGCGCCACGGAAGACCGGCGACGGCATCACTAAAGGCTGCGGAGATAAAGAAGCTCAAACGATCAGGCTTCAACAACTCTGCAATAGCCAAGAAGTTAAAGATCGGACGAAGCTCCGTTATCAGGGCCTTAAAGTGAACAATGGCCTTTGAAGGATTTAGGGGAATGAAATAAAATTCGTAGTCAAATGCGCATCAAACTTTCCGGCATTGTGCTTTTGTGCGCCGGGGTGCTTGTTATGACTCTTTGCTTTTACGGAGTCGTAAAAGCTCTCGGCTTTCACGGCCTTTTTTTGTTTTCAAGTGAGGTGACCTTGCCTAAGAGTTTAGATGTTAAGACGCTGGAGAGGGCTTGGATAGACAAGGGCCGGTTAAAGGGTTCGTGGACTCCGATCTATGGCCTCGCCCAATGGAGTTACATCGAAGCCTTGCCACTAGAGAACGGCGGGACGCTGGAGATCAAGTGTAATCAGAATGACAACTACATCTATTCCGTGGACTCACAAGGACAGCTTTTCTACAAGGGCGAAGCCGTAACCAGCACGGATAAATGGCCCGGTTGTTTTCTCTGGCAAGTCCGTGCCGCTCACCTTAGCGACATCGGCGTTCCTTATGTGGTAAGCCAGATAGCCCGCCCGCCGCGTCCGCTTCCTCAAAACAAGCCCAACAAGTAAGGGAATGGGCTATATTTGGCCCGTGACCTATCCCCTGCCAATCGGCTACAAAATCGGCCCACGAGATCATCGCGAAGAGGGCTTTCTAATTCCCGACGTTCGGAGTCGTCACGTTGCTTTGTTTGGTAAAAGCGGCGTAGGTAAGACAACCCTCATGAGGAATATGATCCTCTGGGATATATGGAACGACGCAGGCGTTACGGTTATCGATCCTCACGGTCAACTTATCGACGACATCCTCAATCACATTCCGCGCCGAAGGACAAATGATGTTATCTATTTCAAGCCTTCTGATCTTGACCGCGTTGGATCGGTCAACATCCTTGCAAAAGTTCCGAAGCATTTTCAACCGCTGGTTGTTTCGTCCATAGTTTCGACATTTAGAACTCTTTGGCCGAATGCTTGGGGACCGCAAAGCGAGTTCCTTCTAACTAACTTTTGCTTTGCTCTCATTTCGCAGCCTGATACGACATCATTGCTCGACATCCTTAGGCTTATTACCGACCCGGAATATCGTCATAGGATTTTTAGCCGCGTCGAAGACCCTGTGCTTCAGACTTTCTACAACACCTATGAGAACGAATGGGACGATGATCAGCGGGCGAGAGCATCGGCCCCGCTTCTAAACAAGGTGTCTGCATTTGCTACCAATCCCCTGCTACGCGCGGTCATTGGACAGCACCGGAATAGTTTTGATTTCAGAGATTTAATGGATAGTCGAAAGATACTTTTATGCGATCTCGGAAAGGGTTCGCTAGGTTCGGATATTTCCTCGTTACTTGGTTCCCTGATTACAACTCGTCTTTATCTTGCCGCCCTATCCCGTCAGGACACGCCGGAAACCGAGAGAGAGCAACACTATTTCTACATAGACGAGGTTCATAACTTCACCCATGGAATAGACCTTTCCGCAATTCTTGCCGAGGCTCGAAAATATCGTCTTTCCTTAACCGTGGCAACCCAAACCCTAGGACAGTTGCGACGGCATAATGACGAGGTGGTTCCGGCAATCTTTGGAAACTGCGGAACGCTAATAAGCTTTCGCGTAAGCGGAGACGATGCGGCGATAATCTCGCGAGAATTTGCGTCTGACGTAATTGCCACCCAATTAGAGAATCTACCGGATTACGAGCTGTATTTGCGGACGCTCATTTTCTCCGAAGGGAGTTCCGCTCTAATGGCATCGCAAGCCGAGCGGCATACGGCATTTTCTCCTTTCAATAATAATGTAGATCGGCAACTGAGGCCGAGTATTATCCGCACTTCACATGAGCGGTATTCACGAGATCGCATCGAGGTTGATCGTTGGCTGGGCAGAAAGCTAACCCCTTCTCCCCTATCTGATTCAAAGTCTTCGCGGAAGAAAAAATCCTATTTGCGGAATTCGCATTGATCCGAGAATGTCGCTCCGCTGCGAACATTTAGTGAAATCCGTTTCAGACTGTTGAACTGTGAACAAAACCTATAGTAAAAATGTTTGTTAAGCGTTAAACCCACAAATTGGAGGAAATTTGATGAGCGTAACCCGCCTGTCTAATGGGCTGTTAAGCACCGGTGCAACGATGTCAATAATCGGATTGATTGGTGTTATTGCACCCTTACTCATTCCAACAGACAATCGCGAACAAGGAGCCGCCGCTTGTTCAGGATGCGGCGGAGCTTTTCTACTGATTGGACTGCCGATGGTATTTCTCTATTACTGCTTTTATCGAGTCGCTCCGGGCTATGCCTTGGTGGATCGTCAGGGACGTATCGAAAAGGAAGGGTGGCACCTAGGGTTGCCGCCTGCATCGCCTCAAGCAATTTCCACAGCGCGAAAATCCGTTGATATCACTGGCATCGAACTAGAGACGCCAGACGACGGTGTTCTTGGTGCTTCGATTACAATTTCGTATTCCCCCGACTTGAACAATCCCGTCGCACTTTCAAATCTCGGCACGGGCGAGCCTTTAACCAAAGCAATCCAAAATCGTGTTCGTGGAGCGCTTAATAACTGGTCGATGGGCAAGCCGCTCCCCGGAACGCTCAAGCGCGCGGTGTCGATGCAGAAAGAAGCGGAGACGTATCTGATCGGTCGATTGTCAGAAACGAGTACGCAACTGGTTCTGCACGATGATCCAACGCTGTATCTCGGCGACGGCTTTCCCGTATTGGATCTAGGAATAAGACTCCATGAAATAAATATCATCCAGTAGCGGCCGGTCGAGGCTGGCACGGGCAAGGCGGACTGGGGCGACGGCGATCATGTCGGCTTTGACGCTCAGGCAATTTTCAAACAGTTCCACGCGCACACAGATAGTCTAAGCAACCTTCGCAAACTGAAGGAGGCACTCATGGAGCGATACCCGGAGGAGTTGGACGACATCGAGGATATTTACGATCAGGTGCGTATGTCCATGAAGGAAAATAGGGATCGTTAGTCTTGGAGGTTTGACTGTTACTCAAAGTTGGAAATCGAACCGATGGAAGGAACGAGCAGCTATATCTTGCCTCGTCGGATTTACGCGCACACGCTCATGGCATCGGCGCGTCTAGGTTTGGAAAAAGCAAACTGATCGAGTATGTCACCCGTCAGCTAATCAAGGAGAGGCAAGGCTTTTGCCTGATTGACCCCGGAGGCTTTCTTTACCAAGACCTTGTGCAGTGGCTGGCATATGTGAAACCGAGCCGGTCGGAAATCTCACTCCTACATCCGTCATACCAGAATCGGATTGTCGGATTCAATCCCCTTCATATATCCGGGCCTAAGAACGAAGCGACCATATCGGCAAAAGTGGATCGGCTGGTTGCTTTGACTACCAAGGCCCTAGGTATGACCGATCTCGCAAATGCGCCGAGACTCGAACGGGTTATGAGGTGTCTGTATTACGTTCTCGTCGAGCAGAATCTATCGCTTGAAGCGGTTCGCTTCTTTCTTTCGCCCCGCTTTCTACATATCCGAGATTTAATAATTGACCGCATTGAATCTGAGACGATCAAGGATCAGTGGCTAATGCTCACCCAGGGCAAGCGACCCGAAGCCTACCTAAACATGGTAGAAAGCACCGCTAACCGCCTTTTTAAGGTCCTAACTCAACCCTCCGTAAAACGAATCATCGGTGTCCCTGAAAACTCAATCGATGTCGGATCGATTACCGATAGGCGAGGGGCCTTGCTGGTAAACCTGCAGCCTAGTTTTTCATTCTCGCAGGACGCGGCCCAGATCATCGGAACATTTCTCGTAAATGAGATTTGGGAATCTGTTCGCAATCGCTCTAGAGAGGAAGCAAGGAAGGCCCCGCCATTCTTTCTTCTCGTTGATGAGTTTCAGAGCTTTGCGACACCCGACTTCGGACAGATTCTAGATCAAGGCGCAAAATATGGACTTCACCTGATTCTATTCCACCAAAACTTGAATCAATTGGACTCACAGATCAGAACCGCTATGACCGCCTGTCATTCAAGGTTCGTTTTCGGAGGAATCACGAGCAGCGATGCCAGCCAAATGCTTGAAGGCGGAAATATGTCGCGCGAATCGATCTTGCAAATTCCGTCACTACCCCCGCGACATTTCATTTTGAAACGCCCCGACAAGCCACTCGTCCTTGCCTTCACGCCGGAGGTTCACGAATACCGGTTACCAGAGGACAAGGTTGATCGATATGTTGAGACGATGACATCCGGCTTTATGTCCCCTGCCGAGGTTGATGAATTGATGCTGAAATCAGTTCCCGCCCCGCCAGAGCCATCACAAACCGAGACTCCGCCAAACGTCGATCTTGGCGACTTGCTTTCACCAATCGCCAGCCGGGACTCGGAACAGAGGAAACCGAAGCAAGAGGCGAAGCCCGCGTTTGTACTCACCTACGAAAGGGCGCGAGGCACAAAGCAGCACCGTGAAACTCAGAGAATCATCGGACAGATTGCGGAGACTTATGGATTCCGTTCTCAGATCGAGAAGACAGTCCTCGACGGCAAAGGAGCGGTTGACGTATCGCTTGAGAAGGACGGACTAAAGATAGCCTGCGAGGTGTCCGTAACGACATCTGCCGCATGGGAAGGCCGTAACGTCCTCAAATGTCTTGCCGCCGGTTATGAAAAGGTCGTCGTAGTGGCATCGCACCCGACATCCCCGGACTAACCGCCAAGCTTCGCGCAAGCGTTCCCGTTATCGAGCAGGAGAAAGTAAAAGTTCTGACCCTAGGAGATTTTCTCGGTTACTTGCGCGAGATAGGCTCCCCTGCCGATCCGAATACGGGGAAGCCCGGCAAGTTGGCGGGAGCGCGGTTGGATTTCAAAGAAGCGGCTGAGTTTTTCGATGTCTCCACATCAACCCTCTACCGGTGGGTTCAGGCCGGCAGAATTCCATTTATCCGCATCGGGCGCATCTATCAATTCGACAGGGATGTTCTCGTACTGCTGGGAAGGCATGACCTGTCGGGGAAACGCAAAGCATCGGTCAAGCTCGATCCGGTCAAGATCGAAAAGCCTAAGTCCAACAGTAAAAAGCAGCAGGACGACCGCTATAGAAAAATGCCCAATTTGGATTAGGATGCCCTCGCCACTTTGCACACGGCGAAGGAGGTCAAATGACAGTAAGTAGACGGAAGGATACCGGCCAATGGGTCTGTGACTTCTACCACAACGGCGAGCGTATCAGGAAGACCCTGAAATTCGCCCGCACCAAAAAGGAAGCCGAAGCCGCCGAAGCCGTGATTATGAATCAGGTCTTCCAGCAGGTTTACGGCTTTGAAGCCAAATCGAACAAGCTCTTTGAAGATTTCTTGGTAGAGAGTTTCCTTCCCTACTCCGAAGCTAATAAGAAGTCGTTCGCAAACGACGTGTATATTTGCCGTACTTTGGTTTCCTACTTTCGTAGAAAATCGATACGGCAGCTAACCCCGCCGTTGGTCGAGGAGTTCAAGCAGTGGTTATTAGCAAAGCCGACCCGACATGGCGGCCAGCGCAGTTTGGCAACGGTCAACAATCATCTTCGCGTTCTTTCGAAGATTCTCTCCATGGCCGTTGAAGCGGACTTGATTGACGCAAATCCTTGCTTTCGGATTCGGAAATTCAAGCCGAACAATCGGCGGCTACGGATACTTTCGGACGAGAAAGAAGTTGAGCTTTTGACTTCGCTCGAAGGCAACGACCTGATCCGCAGCATCGTGATCGTCGCACTCAACACCGGTTTAAGACGAGGCGAAATCTTTAGCCTCAAATGGACGGATGTTGATTTTCAACGAGGACGGCTCGTTATTCGCAAGACCAAGGCGAGCAAGGAGCGGTTCGTCCCGATGAACGCGACGGTAAAGGAACTTCTGCGGTCGATCCCCCGCCTTTTGAGCGACTATGTTTTCCCAAGTCCGAAGACCGTAGGCAGACTGACCGACATCAAAAAGAGCTTTCGAGGCGCTGTCGATATGGCAGGAATTGAGAATCTACGGTTCCACGATTTACGCCATACCTTCGCTACTCGTTTAGCCGATGCCGGAACTGATGCCTATACGCTTATGGAAATAATGGGTCACGCCGACCTTAAGACAACAATGATCTACGTCCATGCGTCGGGAGATGCTAGTCGCAGAGCAGTAGAGAAACTCGATGCGAATAAGCATTTTAGTCACGTATTGGTCACGCAAAGAAAAACGGCAGATACCGATCTGCCGTAA